CCTCTACTAGCACTAAAAACACTACCAGCAGAATTAAGAGGAATAAGAATGACAAAGACACCTTTGACAAAAACAAGGGAAAGAATAAGGGAAAGGAAGCCACTTTGGATGATGTCAACGAACTCGGGTTGCACTCAAACTCGCAACATGCAACACACCCTGATGTCCGCGCTAATGAAGGATTTTATCTCAGACAGGTGAGCAGCCCAAACACAGCAGTAGTGGATGAAATGATCAGGGGAGAAGGTGAAGCAGATAATTCCCTTATTTACTCCATGGCCAACAATAAAATCAATGGTCTTAACGTCACTGTTACCACGGACTTCAGCGTAGCTCTCATTTTCCTTTTGAAACACAAAAATAAGGAATGGTACACTGACCTTGAATCGCGCACTGATAGATTTGAGATCAACTGCCTCTAAATCAAAGTCGCAAACGAACCTCATGCTCTCATTTGGCATGCTATGACGCGTGATGAACTCATGAATTTTAGCACACTGGCTCGTGATACTCTCTGTTACTACTTCTAAGGCACAATGGAGAGAGATTTGTTCATCAAAACGTACGACGTCGGCCATATTCTCCAAGCTAGACACACATAGAGCTCCTCATCTTGGTCTCTCAATGACTATGCCAACATTTGCCAGATCGAATTCAACGTTATCGAACCCAACTATAACGATTATTCAAATTTCACACTAACTGATGAGTTGATAGCCTATGCTTTGCAAGACGTTGTGATACTGGAGAAATTGCACCTTACTGAACTATGCATTCAAAGTAGCACTCAAGATGTCCATTTACTAATTGGTTCTGGGTCAAGGATGGATATTGCAGTCTCCAACGCCAAAGTTCTTAACCCTACGTTAGCAAAAGGCGACACTGTGGATCTGAGGTGTAAATACGGTAGTTCCAAAGTTGCGCAAGACCAAACTATTACCAGGGTCATTTCCCAAGATTTCGGTGTGCAGAAGATGTACGATTATGGCTAAACCGAAACCGGTAGTAGTTGCGTCGGAGTTGTGACATGTGTTTTCTTGGCGAAGTACTACAACCTGTCTGTACCTTAAACTATCAGTTACTCTTGGGTGGAGAAAATGCTCCTGAGGTACGCACCCCAAACCTATAAGAGGTTCCAGTGGCAATTCTAAAAAGGATTTACGTACTCTTAATTAGAGCAAGTAACTGGGGAAATTGGGTATTTGGTCTATACAACAGCCTCCCCCAATGTTCTGACAAATTGTTCCTTACTCAAGAAATGCAAAACCCACTCCGACTGTCTTTTAATACCCATATTGATAGACAACCACCATGCAATGTCAGTTATTCCTAACAAAAATACTTGGGAATTTCTAAATTGCCGATGTGAAAATTGCAAATACGTTCTGTCGGATAGAGTCAATAAGCATTTGTAAATGTTCGAACGGATGCTCATCCAGACTTCTGAGAGATCCAGAATTGCACGAGATTTTCTTATCTAAGGGAAGATCCTACTGAATGAGAGAACTGCACGCCAACTCCAAATAATCGCCGATAGAGTCAATAGTGACTTTAGAAATATGTAATCGCGACAAGGAGAAACTTACATTTTGAGAAACACAGCTTGGGTCTCAACAACTTGCTGTCAAAATCCAATTGCTTACGTGCCATCCGCCGATATCGCGATCACCCATTACAATCCGCTAGAGTGCAGGAGTAAGGCTCACCGTGCGTTTGGCCCCATCCCCTCCAACCAGAATCTTGATATCTCGTGCCCTTGCCCTATCAACACTCTCCATTGTGTATTGACAAGGACAGTCATCCCCACCACATACCCAAATACACAAAAGCAAAGAGAGTTTGTGTAATTTAGCGCTTCATTCACCAATTACCTGCTTGAACCACACAACGAGCTTTTCTCAACTCGAGATTTGGTCCTACTCGCAGAGGAGTATATTGACTCAACCTCTCACCCGGTGGCGGTTAAAGAAAAACATCGATAGAAATTGGAGAAAGCAGTTACGAATGGTAAACTGAATAACACCACTCAAGTCTTCACTAAGAAGGAGGCTTTAGCAACTGGTTCCAGAGAAGGCCGAGTAATATGCGCAAGAGCAGAACCAATAAGAGACCTCCTTGCAACACCCTGCCAGATAATATCAAAATAACTCTCCAAATATCCCTTCTGGATTAAAGGACTTACAGCCGAAGAGCTAGTACTCAAGTTTGCTGAGAGCGCTTTATAAAGGCCTTGTGCTATATAATCTGACTATTCAAACTACGACAAGTCTTAAAACGCGTTGATTCTTCAAGTCGAGACTTACATGTTCAGGAGAGTATTCGGCAATGAATTCGCTGATTTTTATGAGGACTGCATCACAGCACCTACGACAGCGAATATTGCTCATTGTATTAGGCTAGTGTAGCAACCCCAACGCAACTCAGGAGATAGCGCTACCGCCTTGGGCAATACTTACATTAATTTTTGCCTCTTGGCTTATGCCACCTGGATCTCTAGAGATTGCCCTAAAATGGAAGACTTCTTGCACCAATTTGTGCACAATGACATCTACTCACCGCTTACTGAAGGCGACGATTCCATCCTTCCTTACGCTCATTAAAAGATGCAAAAATTCACTGAGGCTATAACTCTTCTAGGAATTAACCTTGACTACAAAATTGCTTAAAATTCCCAGCAGGAGTTCCTCAAGATTAGGATGCTACCTATTGGCGGTACTATAGTCCCAGTGAAAAATCCATTGCAACAACTAGCTAGATTGTTTATAGATCCATACGTGGACTACTCTTTTTACTCTCAGCGAGCTCAAGCCAAGATCCAATGCTCCATCCTATCCATGTACGAATCGTACTCCTGTCCTAAATCCTTGATAACTCTCCTCAAAGCTGTACAGAAGAAATCCGGTAGGGTGTATATTTGCCCTGAGCGCCTATGCCCAACCGACATCAAGGAGGATGTCATAAATCGCATGGGATTTGAATTTAAAGACGGGAAAATGAGCAAAATCCATGCTAAGTATATCTCTTCGAACAATCTATTGTGCAGGGATATCTTTGATGTCGAGTATGGACCATTGGTTGATATCATAATTGAGGCTCTCGTAAATGACCAACCCACTTATGAAATCCCGGATCGCTACTCAGCTAGTCTCTGCACTAAAGGCAAATGGTTGCATGAAGCCAAATACTCAAACATTGCTCAAACTTATCACATGGATAATAGGCTAATTAGAGGTAAAGACCCGGTAAATGAGGAGCTAACACAGGATCAGAAGTTGATCACTCTTAATTCAGTCGAAGACCTAGCTAATATTTTTGAAACCATGTCTGAAGACACTAAAACAATGGAAGAGGTTCTCGCAGCTATTGCCTAGACCACATCCGCTAATGAGTTAAAATTCGGTGATATACTCACTAAAACTATGGTCAAATCGAAAATGATCGTGGATCCTGTTACCAAAAAATAGGACTTGCAGAAAACAGGACCCTATCCGATCCCCGTCGTCATTTTCTAAGATAATGACGAGTACTCTTTGATCAAGCGCAATTTCGGTGAGCTCGCCAAGAGAGGAATTGTTGTGGCAATCTCTGGGCAGATGTTCGAATTTCTAAGGGGATAGGATATCCAGAGGACTCGCGCTTATGTTAAGCCAATGACTACCCATAATGACAAATTAGGGTATGATTGGCATAAGCCTACATCGAGCATGGTGAAATCAGTTTCAGGACAGTTCACCGAGAGTACATACAAGGATTTTATCCCAGATGCAGTTAAGTTTTATGCAGAAGCGCCAGCATTTACGGAACACAGGAACACTCTCGATGAAATGGCAAAGCAATTCAACGTCAACAGGGCGAACGCTGTAGCAAATAATCAGGAATTCCGTACAAGCGGAGTCTTCGCCAGGAAAATTGGAGGATACAAGAAAAATGGCAACCCCGATAAACCAGGCCCCAATCAGTCTTTCTTCTTCGAGGACATTCCAATAATGTAGAGTACTGCCAACGGTAGGGACTCAAATGAAGCTGATTAAGAATTGCTTGCAGCTCTCGAACAGCAGCGCGCTCTCAACACTGAATTGCAAGCACAACTGGTTAGAGGCCAAAACAGTTACGCTTTGGATAAAATGGCAATTAAGAACGTGGCTTACGAGGCTAATGATCTTATGCATCACCTACTCGATAAATTGGTTACCCATGACCCAGTTTACCCAGCCTTAGTCATGAACCCCTTTATCAAAACCGCGGAAACTCCCAGGGTACCACAAGTCAACCCTGAACCCACCATAGCCTTTTCTTTGTATGATGAGTTCCAACTGTCATTAGCAGCAGGTAATGAAGCTTTGGTCTTCGGCAATCACGGTTCTATAGCCTTCCCAGCTGTGGTGTTTTAAGGAGTTCCGACAATTGGCAGCTTGATGTACGATTTGAAGAACAGTGTGTTCCAATCTGGAGCCAATGTTCAAGGCATGAGCTTCGAACCAGTGATTCTACCTGGCGTTTACACGGGAAGTGCTATCAAAGCGATATGCTCAAGAATCGTCTCCCAATCCCTATCGTCTCTTACCAATCAAGTTAGGTTAGTGGCAGGTGGCATCAGATTAGCAAAAATTAGCAAGTCTGACCAAGAGTCTGGAGTGATTACAGTTGTAAACCAACCTAAAGGATTTGTCACATCATCAGGAGCAACTTGGGCGCAAGTCTTGGAAAGAAACGATAAACAGAGATTGAAGGTCTACGCTGCCTAAGTTGACCACTAATTTCTAGCTGGAGCAGTTTACCGCCCTCAAGACATTTTCGACACCAATGGATTTTTCGAAGCAACCATCGCCGTCCACAATCCCTCTGGTCAAGACATTAATAATGTCAATGCCAACCACTGCCAATCAGTGTACTTCTTTGATAATGCTGGCACTATCACCACAGATCCAACCACCCTGATTAACGGCACTAATTACAGTATTGGTTTCAACATGGACTTGAGACACTCATACCTTTGGAGCTTGACAACCCAGAATACAATGTAAGTGGAATTCCAAATTCCCAGATACTTTGAAGCGATTCCTGATGCAGATGACAAGATCCATGAAGTCAAGGAAGCTTACTTGTCTGAGCAGTTTCAAGACGCTATTCACCTGCTGCGTAATACGACCTTGAGCCAGGTAACCGGCTCGTATGAAGAAATGTTTAACGAACTTGTAATGCACAGATTAAATGGATACCCCATTGTCGGAGTTTGGTCAGACACAATTGTTCCAGCAGCCCAGGATTTCATGAGATGGGCAAAAGAAATCGCTACCAAATCAGACATCCCGAAATTTCTTGCCACACATGCTGGTGACATAGCCTTGATGGCTCTCGGATCAGTGCAGCCTGAAATTGCCGTTGCTCTAAGAATGGGATTGGATCATTTGCTCCCCCAGAGAGGACCACCAAAGTTCTCTTCAGACTTGCTCAAGACCATTTAGGGAAATGGCAGATTGAATTACCAACCATTACCCATCACCTTGCCTTGTATGGAAAAATACAATCAACGCAAGGACAAAGATGAGCAAATTCACTCCAATCGCATTTTCAATTTGAGTGAGTTAACAGCCCCTTGATAGTGATTCTAGAGATAAATTGAATGACAACATTGATTTATCTCTCCCACAATCCATACAATCACAACAACTCTAATGAATTTGCGCGAACATTAGAGTTTTTATTGAGCGCGGTCCTTTAAACTAT